GCAGTAAATATTATCAATTTTATTCAGTTCAGTTTTAGCAATCTTAAAAAGAAAATCTGATATGGGTTGAACTGGTGGAAGGTCTCTATTATAAAGATAGTTCTCAACCAGGGTGTGCATATCAGTTCCACGACTGGTTGCTGCCTTGGTGATTTTGTCTGCCTCTTCTACACCAACTCTCTTACGCCACTTGACAAAGATTTCCTTATTAAAATGACTGGTTACCGAAGTGATGGAGACCAACTTCAGCAGTTGGTCCTCATCCGGAACATCATAGTACCTAATTTGGTCTATAGTAGTTCTTTCAAGTTTTGGCAGATTTATATTTATATGATTAAAGGTCATTATGATTAAAATTTGGAATTGTCCATCCCTTATGTTGTTTTCTTTTTCCAGATAAAACTCTACTAATATGAGATGCTCTCAAATTATTGTCTCTACAAAATTTAGATATATTTTTACCTCCAACTATCATACCACAAGGAGACAATAATGTAAACTCTTTTATTGTATTTTGTATTCTTTTTATTTTATGTTCTTCTGTTTGCTTTCTACCTTTATTTTTTTGTCTTATTTTTTCTTTAACTTCATCCGAAACACTTTTACCTTTATTCCAAGCAATTCTACCTTTATGAGATTCACTTAATTTTTTTCTAGTTTCTAAAGATGCTTTTTTCCCATAATTATGATTTTTTTCTCCCTTTTGAGACTTACTCATTTTTATTTTTGTTTCGTCAGAGTGTTTTCTTCCCTTACATTTTTGAATAAAGTCATTAGTTCTTTTTTTACCTTTTAATTTTGAAGATATTTTTTGTTTAGTTGCTATGGAATGTTTTTTATTTTTCCAAGAAAATTTTTTAGAAGTTTGATATGCTCTATTAGCAAAATGTAGATTTTCTACTACCTTATAATATTCTTGTAAAATAATCTCATCAATATATGCTTCTGCTCTTGTAACATAATCTTCTTTCAGTATTATTTTTTGCTTCGGTCTAAAGTTTTTATCTTTGAATGAACCAAAATACTTTATGTCTTCTTCAGGTAAGCATTTGCAAGTTCTACTACCAATATATCCTCTACCATATTCCTCATAGGAATAATAGACATAGTGATACTCTTTAATTTCCATAACCGCTCTTTCTAGTTCGCAGTACTATTTATAATAAAAAGGAGAGGAAAATCCCCTCCTACCTAAAAAATGCGAACTAGTTAGGCAAAATATTTATATGATTTACAATCCGAGTGCGTGTTGAGCGATTAAAAATTCCTTAACCAATCCTGAACGAATAACATCATCAATACCAAACTCAATTATATCAATAGAAGGCATAGTTCTCAAAATTTTCATAAAATCAATTACACCATTCTTTTCATTTGTTTTAATTAAATCTGATTGAGTAGCATCTCCACAGAACATAATCTTAGAGTTCTCACCAACACGAGTAATGATAGAACATAATTCGTGGAAATTTGCGTTTTGGAATTCATCCACAATAATAATAGAATTATCAAGCGTGGTTCCTCTTAAGAATGAGGTGCTCCAGAACTTAATGGTTTCCTGTGCCTTGAGATTGCCATAAAGCATCTCAAATTCGGCATCACTTGAAAGCTGGAACATATACTTCACCATATTCTTATAAGGAATCTGGTAAATATCCGACTTATCATCATAAGAACCGGGAAGAAATCCAATTTCTCTTGTGGCAACTAAAGAACGAACAAGGTAAATTTTCTCATAAGGTGTTTTTTCATCCAAAACCTCACGAAGAGCATTATAAAGAGTGATGAAAGTTTTACCCGTACCTGCACACCCATAGGCAACTAAATGTTTTTGTTCCGCATAAGAATTAAAAAGTTTCTTTTGATTCTCGGTAAGTGGGTCAATATCTACAAGATATTCGCCACTTAAAGGTTTTTTACGCTTCATTTGACGAGTGGTAAGACCAACACCGATTGGTTGCTCTGCTCTTTTTCTTCTTGCCATAAGTGTTTAGAGTTTTTGTACTTTTGATCCCGGCATTTTTTGGGCACGACCCAGCACATCATTCCACGAAGGGTGCTTGGAGGTCAGTTTATTTCTCCAATCACCTACTTCACCAACATTCATTTGTGTTGGAATGAGTGCTTTGATATGAGGGTTTTCTTTGAGATATGGGTCCTTGTCCGCCATATACATCCATTCCTCAAAGATTTCACCTGTTTCCGTATTTTCAAATCTGTAAGTAGGGCACATAAGTTATAATAATTTACAAAAATATTTATGGACTCAACCGTGCCTTGTGAAGACGCTTCTCTTCATAATAACTAAAGATTTCAGGAACCCACGCTTTCATTACAGGAACCATTCCTTCACAGAGAGCCTGAATTTCTACCTGAGCATCAAGTTTTGCTCTCAGGTCAAGGAAGTGAAGTGCGGCACGAAGAGAGAATGAGACCACAAAGTTCTGGCGAATATTCTGCGGAAGATAGTCACGAAGATGCTCCTCTGCCATACCTCGCTTCTCATAACCCTCTGCGTACCTCTCAGATGCCGCCAGACAGAACTTTAACTGCCTTTCGTAATCTTCCCTAGTCCATTCATACTTGTGCCCCTTACGGTCCAGGTAGAGACCTTCTGGACGCACATAGTAAACCTCTTCGGGTTTCAGGTCACCATTGGCAACTTTGAGTACACGACGACCAGTATAACGCTGAGACTGAACATCAAATGAAACACCAACACGATGAGTTCTTGCCTGAACCATTACATTATGAACAAACCCAACACAATCCAGAGAAATGGCAGGATGCTCCAGTGGACCCCAGTGCCCTCTCTCATTTGCCAGTAGTTGTTCAATCACCCACTTACCACAATCCTTTTCATTAGGAGGCATTTTGGTATGAATGGGGTCTTCCGAATAATCATTCTTACCTGCCTGATAAACAAGAGTCTGAGGAAGTTGCGTCTGACGAAGCATCACAACTTTCATATGTTGGTCAAGTTCAAGAAGGTCTTTTGCTTTAATAGGTTTCATTTGCCAAATCCTTTTGATGTTTTTGCTTCCAAGTCTGCGAGTTCTTCTTTCACGACTCGCAATTGTGATTTCATTTGCTTAAGTTGTTCATCGGAATATAGATGGTCCTGTTTAATCAATCTTTCCAACAGTTTTACAAGTTTCTTTGCTCTTACAGACATTAGTTAAAAAACCTCATCATAGTCAATTTCTTCTGGACGAATATCATCATACTTATATTGTTTAGTATCTGGATATACTTCTGCCTTGAGTGCGTCCAAGAGCAGTTCCATATTCCGAATAATTAATTTAATTTTTTCTTGGTCCATTTAGATTAATATTCTGTTCTGATTATACAAAAAAAGAGAGGACTTGTCAATCCTCTCTTTGAAAAAATATCACTTATAAAGCCACTGAATATACACCGACAAAAGAATAGTCAATATAGCAATTCCAGCACTCGTTGTGACTATGAACTGTGCCATTACTTTGCCCCGATTAGTTGCGCTAATTGTGCCTGATGACGACGTTCTTCTTTTTGTTTTTGTTCTTTAATTAGTTGGAGGAAATTGATTTTTTTGTTTACTTCTTGTGACATTAGGTTTTCTCCTTAGTTTTTAGGTTAAAGAGCGTTCCTTCCGTCGGCTTTTGCGTTCGCTATTCGGAAATAGCGAATGAACGACTTCGTTCCGAGTCGGCGTACTTCCGTCTGGATATTCCAGATGAACGACATATTATATATTAGCACAAAATCAAAAAAGTAGCAACCGATACTAAAATTGTATCAATACGCTACTATTTTTAAAATCTTAAGGGAGCAAAAATTTTGGGGGATTTTTTTCCGCCTTTCTAGGAAATCACTTTCGCTTTTTCTTTTCGGGTGCTCTGTATCCCCAAATCTTAGGGGACACTCTTCCATAACCCCAATCAATCTTAGTCACTACATCAGGACCAAACTTATCATAGTACATATCAAAGATTTTAACTCTTGTACCACGACACAAGTCCATATAAGAGTTTCCTTTTATCGTATAAGATACAATATAGGCATCATTAGGAAAGGATGGATCTTTAACTTGTGCAAGTGATGCGTTTTCAATTAGAATCTCACAACCATAACGAGGAGGAATATCTTTCTTTTCTTCTGGAGTCCATTCCATAGTAGTTTTATCCTCGATGATATTACTTTCTACATTACGAACTCTACTCACGAACGACCTCCCCATGAAATTTCTGGATAGGCTTGGGCAACAATTTCTTTCGTGATTTTATATTTAGTCTCAAGTTTCTTATCTTTGACCAAACATAAAATCTCTGCCTCTAAAGGATGAAGACCCTGAAGAATATTGATGAACATCGTTTCTCTACGAAGAGAAGTCAGACTATCATTTCCACCTTTAATAAAGTTATAGAACTTTGTATATTCTTTGCGGATTGAGGAAAAACCTTGGTCCTGTGAACCGAGTGAATTAGAACCAATTTCACTCATTTTTCCCACGGCATCATCAATCTTCTCACTCAAAGTTCCACTAAATGAACCCTGTTCCCCAACACTTGAATAGGGAACAATTCCTTCTGGGAGAGAAGAGAATACACTCTCATCAAAGTTCCAGATAAAAATTGCCCTAAGTGATGGGTCATTATATTTTTGTAGAACCTCAACTTTTTTAATATTGGTTCTTTGCTTTGACACTAAATTCAGAACCTCAAAGATAAAAGGATTTGCTGGCAAATCAATACTTACCGATGGGGTTGTTTTTGTTTTTGGTTTTGCTTTTGTCGCTGTCATAATTGTTTAATATGTAATCACAATTGTAATGGTATTTAGAGATTATTCTTCATCATCTTCGAGATCTTCATCTCCATCATCAAAGTATCCTGGCTCAAATCTTACCGAAACAATTTCTTCGTCAATAAGATCACCGTCCTTATCATAAAACTCTGGATGATAGGCAATTTGCTTTGGTCCTTCCTGATGAGTCATCATATATTCTCTACCGACCCAACCAAGCAAGACACCCATTATGAAAAATAGTACGGTTAAGAATGAACCTATAACTAAACTAGTTGCCAACATTTTTGTTCTCCTAGGAAACTACTCGACTTTCCTTGACTTTATCGAAAATTCAAGATAGATGGTTACTTCTCGTTTGAAAAAGAAAATCATCTTCTCAAATATAAGATGAAAAAGTTTAGGTTGTTTTCTTTTTCCTCCAGTAAGTATAAGTTCTACACCACGATTCGGTGTTATATCATTATTTATGTCTGGCATTATACCATTTGCTGTTCCTTGAGAAACTTAACGGTATCTGTACAACCACCCAATCTTTTATCGTCACAGAGAACCTGTGGAAATGTGGAACCTTCTCCAAACTCGGCATAGAACTCTTCTTTAGTAAAGTCCTCTCCCAAATTATACACCACGAAGTTATTATTTGTCAACTCCAAAACAGTTTTAATCTTGTGACAATATGGACAGTCGTCCTTTGAATATACGGTAAAGTTCATTTTATTTTCTCCTTTGTTGAATATGTTTAATTTATATTAGAATCATCTTCGTGCCAAGAGCAAACATCCAAATATGATTGAATTGTAAATCCTGGTTTGCAGGTCCAATCAAAATCTATACATTTTCTTGAAAAAGACTTGAACACTAAAGGAGTTATTCTATCACTAAAATCCTTAGCATCTTGCCAATTAATTGCATCATCATAAAGGTATTTCTCGGGTTCAATTAGCATTTTCTTAACACAATCATCAAATCTGGCACAATAGTGTGCTCCAATATAAGTTTCAGGTCTTGTCAAATAGTTTGCATACTGTGCAAGTTCATATTTTCCAATACGAACTTTATCAATAAGACTATTGTACTCTAAAGGAATATCAAACAATTGATGTAGATTTTCCGTAGTACCCCAATAAATGTGATCTCTTGGATGGAAAAGCAAAGATGGAAACATTCCCGCAACAAAAATATTACCTTCAATATGATTTTCCATAAGAAATTCATACATATTCACCATACTATTGTAATTATATTTTTGGTCAGATCTCATCTTTGCAGAAAACTTTGTTTTACAGAGTTTGATTCCAGCAAAAGATGTTGTAATCTGTAAGTTTTTATTGCAAGTTCCTGGAGTTAATGGATATACACTTCTGACATATTTAACTTTTGATGAATGATAATGTTCGGGTCTATCATCATCCCAACAAGAAACAATTACATTATTTACGAAAGGAACTCTTAAATACTCATCAATAATCTCATCAGTATATTCACCGTATTTTCCCTGAAGGACAATATCCATTTTCTCACTTTCACTAACTTCAACAACATCTACACTACCTTCGGTTGAATTATTGAGGGTAAAGTAGATAATAAACTGTCCGAGATAAGTGTCCTTCCAGTATTCTCTAAATCCATAGAGATAATTATTATTAAAAATGTGTTCGGTAACTTCCTTACCGCTTCTTTCATAAACGTGAAATAATTTGCATTTGGTGAGATATAAGTCTCTGAATTCAATAAACCTTTCTATAGCATTCTTATGGTCATTAATGTGCCATTCACCCGCACAGTGCCCAACATTCTTAATAATGAAATCATAATTTTCTTTAGTGAAAATAGAATACTCCCCACCTTCACAATCAAACTTCAAGAAATCAATTCTAGTAATGTTATTTTCTTCAACAATTTTTTTGAATGTTGTTGTGGGATATTCTTTGCCATCATTTTCATAGATATAAACACCCCTTTCGGCAATAACTTTATTATCCTCTTCGGCATCAGAAATAGCCTTGTTGATAAAAGTTACAGGACCGCGACCAACATTCTTTTTCAGAGAATGAATAAGAGTATTGGAAGGTTCAACACAATAGACTTGCTTTGGTTTTTTATCCAGAATTGAATAAGTAAAGGATCCACAGTTTGCACCAGCATCAAATACAACATCTCCCGCTTTTATTGGACACCATTTTTCATATGTCCTTTCAATAAAATTCTCTCTTGAGAACATTTCTGCATATTCTGGATCTGTACTCCCCCAATCAAAGTTAGATGGAACTAAAAGATTGGGAAAATATTTCTGAAGATTATCCAAAACTGCATTACGATATCCTTCTTGCATCCGATAATTCTCGTGCAAATCTTTCAAGATTGAACCAGACTCATCTTTTTTACCCCACCACCATCCTGAGATTGCTTTTTCAAATAGCAATCCATAAGTTCCTGGATATCCAATATTATTTCTAAATGGTGGCAAATCATTTTCCGCTAGATTCAGACCCTGAGTTGCGAAAAGATAAGTATCAGTCCACTGCTCTCTCTTACTATGAAACCTGGCAAGAAAATAATATGCTTCTGGACGATTCGGCAAAACATATAATGCGTGTTGAACTAAAGTACGAGCAGTCAAATCTCGTGTTCCTTGCATTTCATAGCAAAGATGAGCCCATAGAAGAGCTTCATAAGCAAGATGTGGATCTTCTGCTCTTTCGGCACATCTTAAAAAGTATGAGAGTGCCGGTGCAGTATGCTTTTGATTCCAATACCAAGCACCAAGTTTAAGATTGTTCTCGGCATTTTCTGGGTCATTAGCATACTCCCCAAGAAGATATTCAATTTCATTCATCATAAAAACTTTGGGTTCTTCTTTTTTATTAATTGCAAAAGGTTTATTTTTATTTTTCCAATAATTTAAAACAGTTTCTCTTGCCTCATAATGTCCCCCTTTCTGATTATTAACAACTTCCTTATCTTCTTCGGGAGAAAATGTAGTGGCAAACTTGACATCTTCTACAAATAAAGGAACGGCAGCTCCACCTTTATTTACCGTTTCAAATAAAATATTCTCAACCAAAGGAACCGCATAATTATTAACACCAGGAATTTCAAGATGAAACTTCTTTTCACCCAAAGAATAACTATCAACTAGTAATTTTGCATATTCTCTTGTAAGAATATATGCCGTTGCTGCCCAATCATCCCATAATTTTTTTCTAATTTCAAATGTTTCATAGTTATCTCGGATTAAAAGTAATTGAACATACAAAGAACCCTCAGGAATTGTTTCAATAAATTCTTCCCAAGTAAAGTCCCAATATTGAATAGTTTCAAGACTTAAATCATCCTCACAGAAAAATGCATATTCTTCATCAGTTTCTTCATACCACTTACGAATTGCTTTAATGTGAGAGACCGCACAACCGATTGTTCCCCCATTCATTTGATCCAAAAACTTTCCGGTGATTTCATCATCAGACTCACTATATCTTTTGGATATGATTGCGGTGGGAGTTATTCCATATTCGGCAAACTGCTTTTCCAGATTTTTTTGACGGTCTGCACTTTCTTCAAGAGAAATATAATAGACTGAGGGAAAATTTTCAAGTTTGTTCTTTTTCATTATTTTATGTGCGTAGTAATTTTGTTCATTTTAGTCATTCTCTCATAAATTCTTCAATCGTAAGAATAGAACCAATATTTTTCCACCAGTTCAGATTATTTTCATATGACTCATAATGTGCTTCATGTATTGGTTGTTTCTTCCCTTCTTCAGTATTTGGGTCAAGATAAGAAGGCATAAAACTCAGATCTTCTGTAAATAAAGGAGCACTATACACTTTACCTAATGAAGAGAAAATAATAGTTTCAATTACAGGAATTCTTGCCCATTCATCTCTGAGATGAACATCAGCACCTTTCACATCTAAATGAAACTTACCATCATAATAATATGTATCAATTAGTTTTTTGGCAAATTCTCTCTTAATAATGTATGCACATCCAGACCAATCACACCAACAACGATTGCGGAAACCAATCTTAAATGTGTTAAATTCATATCTTAGCCAGGCAAGTTGAACAATCTCCCAGTCATCAGGAAGATTATTATAAAAATCATCCCAAGTAAAGTTCCAGTACTGAACCAGTTCCATACTCAAATCATCTTCACAGAAAAATGCAACCTCTTCAGTAGTATTATCATACCATTCTTTGATTGCCTTAAGATGCGATGTGACAGGCCCTCTACTTCCAATAGTCAAACGGTCAACGTATTCAGATATAATTTCGTGTTGAGTATCATCATACTTATAAAAAATATGAGGTGTGATACGATCAACACCAACCTCAGAGAACTTTTGATGTAACTTTTCTCTTCTTTCGGTACAGTAATCAACACTAATATAATGAACTGGAGGTAGATTATTAAGTTTAAATTTATCTGGTTTGTAATAAATCCAACACTTTTCATCTGGAGTAAATCCAGTCAGTAATTCATTTACTGCTCTTTTGACACCAGGAAACCAATCATATTCATCGTGATAATAATCGTGCCCTGCAATAATTCCACCTGGTTTGACCTTGGGATACCAGGCAATAATATCATCTCGGACATCCTCATACTCGTGAGAAGCATCAATAAAAACAAAATCTAGAGAGTTATCCTTAAACTTTTCTGCTGCCTCAAGAGAAGTCATCTTAAGTGGAAAATAATATTCACCAACAGGTCTCATATTGTCAATAAAGATATCATAGAGTTTAGATAACTCTTCCATTCCTTCGTGCTCTACACTTCCTTCCCAAGTATCTACACAGAAGAACTCAATATCCTTATTGGAGTTGGCAATCTCAACACACATATATGCTGCTGATTT